TCGGCGTTATCATAAATGAGAACACCCTGAAGCAGGAATTGATGCGAATGGGTGCAGAGGATCTGGAAGGCGCACAGAAGGAGCAGGCAAAAGTTCAAGCGAGGTTGAACCTGCTTCTTGCAGGCACGACAGACGCTCAGGGAGATGCCGCAAGAACTTCCGAATCCTTTGCCAATCAGATGCGTGGGCTGATGGCAGCAACGAAGGATCTCGGTATTCAGATTGGCGAAATGCTTCTTCCGTATGCCACACAACTGATTGAAAAATTTAAGGGCGTTGTCGAATACGTAGGGCAATTAAGCCCTGAGACGAAGCGACTTGCCATTATCATGGTCGGGGTTGCCGCTGCTCTTGGTCCTGTTGTGTTTATTCTTGGCGGTGTTGCCTCTGCTTTCAGCGCGATATTTAGCGCGATGGCGCTCGTGGCGGGGCTGATAAATCCGTGGACGTTAGCCTTTGCTGCACTTGCGGCAATCGGTATCGCTATATACAGGAATTGGGACGCGGTAAAGCAGGCTTTTGTTGGAACGTGGACTGCGATCAAAGACCTGATTACCAACCTCAAAAACAACTTCATCAACACTTGGGTAGGGATATTCAAGTCGGCAGAACTTGCTCTTAAGGGTGACTTCGAGGGTGCGTGGACAACATTAAAGGAGACAACAGCAACTGGCGCGGCAAGCGTAGTTACGGAACTTGGCACATTTGGCGAGGACATAGGCGCAGCAGTTGCTCCGGCAGCCGCCGCCTTAATGTTCGATCCTTTCGCGCTTGGTAACCCTTTTAAGGATTTCAAGGATAGCGCGAAGTCTAATCTGGAAACTGATGAGGATTCTGTTGTAAATAGCGCAGACGCAGCATCAACTGCGCTCGGAAACATCAAGACCAAAGTCGGCAACATTGAGAGCCTCAAGCCGAGTTTCAAGACGTTGGAGGATGCGCTGTCAGGTGCAGAAGTTGATGCAGGCGCTGTAGATACCGCGCTAAACAAGATTGCTCCTGCCGTTGCAGGCATTGAGGGCTTGGCTCCCGACTTTGCTACGCTTACGAAAGCGCTCGGATCAGAAACGCTTACCGACAAATCACTCGTGGTGATGTCTGGAAATGCCGTTTCCGGCATCAAGGGCGTTGGTGACGAAGTAGCCAAACTCGAAGCCATAACGCCAAACTTTGAAACTGTCAAAACTGCTATCGATGGTGTAAAAACTCCGGCAGAAACAGCAAAGGAGAAAGTCGATGATTTCATTGATGCTTTTAAGGCTACACCTGATGATCTAAAAGGTATTGAGGAAACGGCAGAGGCTCTGAAAGAAATAATCCCAACTGTTGACGAGGTCAGCAGGTTCTACCAGTTGCAACACGCTTTCGGATTGCTTCAGGAGGACTTTGAGGACGCAGCAGACGACAGCGCAAACGTTGCTCATCATGTTGGTAGAGTCGAGGAATTACTGAGACTTCTCAAGGTTGATGAGGACTCTCCATTCTTTAAGTTTGTTGAGGGTGTCAGGTACGGAGCAGAGCAGGCTACGATATTTTTTGACGGGTTGACATCTATAATGGCGCTGCTGAAAGCAGAAACATGGATCAACTTTTTCAACACCATCGTTGGTATTGTACAAAAAATTGGCGAACTGCTTGGATTAACAAGCGGCGCAGTAACAGCAGGTGGAGCAAGCATTGGCGGCGGTCCTGACTTTACAGGTGGCGATCCCGGCATAGATATTCCGGGAAGTGATGGGCAAGGAACACCAACCGTTATACCGCAGGGAACAGGAGGACGAGGAGCAGGAACGGTAACAACAGCAGGTGGGGCAGCGGGAGCAGGCGGTCTGTTTGGGTCTGGCATACCTGTCGCGTCCGCTTTTGCATTGGCGTATGTGTTTGGAAGAGGCATTTATCAACTTGCAGGTTTTGGGGGAAGCGAGACTCCGTGGGTGTCGATGGGAATGACTCGGGACGAGTGGATCTCTCAAGCGATTGCAACAGGTGGCTTTGGTCTGATTGCCGGAAACCTGATGGGCGGCGTGGATCTGTCATGGCTATCCGGGACTGCGGGAGGTGGCAGCATGAATGGGGCAGGGACACCATCTTGGCTGTCAGGGTTGCAGGGGTATATGGGCATGGGTGGATCGGCTAACACCTCAGGAATTATGGGCGGCATGGGCATGACCACAGGAGGTCAGACCATCAACGTCAACCTCGACGGGCAAACCATCGCAAGCGCGACGATGCCGTACTGGTCGCAGGAACTGGAGATTTACGGGACCAACCGCTAATGGCAATAGCAATAAAAAACCAAGCGGGTACGGATATTGACTTCGTTAAAGAGTCTTTCCGTTACGAGGACGCGGTTACGCAGCGCGGCATCCTGTCCTTTCAGGAGATAGGCACAAACCCGTCATGTACTTGGGGCGAGGATGTATTCGTTTGGGATGATGGCGGCACACCTTTGCAGTTAGCAGGAGGTGGCAATCTTGAACTGGCAGGCGGTGGAAATCTTGAACTGGCTCAGGAGACTGTGTACTGGGGCGGGACGGTTGAGAGTATCACAGAGGACGATATAACTGTTGGCGAGACCACGACGATACGCTTTACCTATCGCTGCATTGATTTCTCAGAGTTTGCAGGCAGGCTCATCATAACCGACCAAACAGCAAACGAAACTGCGGGGGCATGGATAAGGTCAACGCTGACAGGTCCGCTTGGCTTGGCTGCTTATGGCGTGACAGAAGGCGATATTGATGACGGGGCTTTCATCGATTATATGCCGTGGAACTACGTGACGCATGAACTCGCCTTCGATGAACTGGCAGAGATCAGCGGCTTCTTCTGGAATATCGACAAAGACAAGAAACTGAACTTTCGGTCTGTTGACGCGCTCGCCGCGCCTTTCGCTATAACCGGATCGAATAGACCTTATAAGCAGATACAGTTCTCGACGGTTCGTGGCTCATACCGCAACCAAGTATTTGTCAGGGCAGGAACGACCGTCAACACAGACGATACCGTAGAGGTGCAACTTGGCGATGGTAACAAGAGGGTCTTCGTTGTCGGGTCATATATAGGAGAGCCACCAACGGTCGAAGTCGATACCGGATCTGGCTATTCGACGCAGACGGTTGGCATTGATGGCATCGGTAGTCCGGCACAATGGTATTACAACACAGGCGGCAACTTTGTCATTCAAGATTCGGCAGAAACCGTTCTGTCTGCTACCGACAAAATAAGAATCACATACAAAGCGCAGTATCCGATCATAGTATCTGCTACCAATGATGACGAGGTGGTGTCGAGGACTGCTATCGAATCGTCCTCGTATGCCATTTATCAATCTGTCGTTGATGCCTTAGACGTTGATAATGCAGACGCTGCCGAGTTAAAAGCGCAATCGATTCTGGCTCAGTATTCGCAACCACGTATTACCTGCCGATATACAACCGATCAAGTCAACCTCGAAGCCGGACAAGCGCAGTACATAGACCTGCCCGAGCATGGGATACAAGCAAACTTCCTGATTGAGAAGATAGGGGCATCTTTGAGGCATGACGGACAGTTATCTTTTGATGTAACCGCCGCCGCCACACAGACCGTTGCCGGGTGGAGTTACTGGAAGCAGAAAACCCGACAAGACCGTAAATTCGTTGTACGGGACAATGAGGTGCTTCGTTTGTTAAACAGCGAGAAGGACAACGCAACAGCAGCCGATGCCGCCACAGGAACGACCTACACAGGAGCCTACACAGTCAATGGCACAGACACATACATTGATGGATTCCATGTCGGATAACATACGACCTCACGGACGGGTAACTGTCGAAGTAATCACTGACGAAGGCACGACCGTATACGAGCAGAACAACGTTGTCACGAACAACGGGGTGGCTCGTATTGCTGCTGTCTGGGCGCAGGACTCGACAACGTTTCCGTCTCACATTGGCATCGGCACAGATGACACGGCGGCGGCTACGACCGACACGGCACTCGGTGCAGAGGTAGATCGCAACGCCATCGTAACGGACTTTGCCTCTGGCGCAGTTGCTACCTTCAAGGCGTTCTTCTCTAAAGCGGAAGCCAACGGCAACACCATCGCCGAGTTGGGAATGTTTGACGCAGCGTCGGGTGGGACGATGTTCTGCCGCTCCGTCTTGGCTACTGCTATTGTCAAGGATGCCACCAAGAGCATCAACGTTACATGGACTATAACCTTCGCTGACGCATAATGGCTACTTCGTTATTTCCAGAGGCAGGCGATCAGATCACCGAGGCGGCATGGACTTCGGCAAATAAGACCATCACGAATGTTGATGCGTTTCGGCTGTCTGGCTATTCCCTGTCTGCGGGCACAGGTCTAAACGTTGATATAGCCTCTGGCACTTGTTTCGTTAACGGATTCCAGATTGTGTCAGACGGTACGCAGATTGAGGCTCTTTCGCCCAACTCTACCAACTACGTCTACTTGAACGATGATGGCACGTTCACGGTAAACACGAGCGGTACGCAGCCTGCTGATACGCTTTTTCTCGGCACAGCCACAACAGACGGGTCGGGCGTTACTGCGGTCTCGCATTACAAGGCTGTTGCCAACGCAGCAAACGTGATGGTTGTCAAGCAAGCCGACGAATCTGTATCGTCGAGCACAACGCTTCAAAACGATGACGAGTTAGTTTGGACTGCAACGAGCGGCGAGTCTTGGGAATTGCTGATTGCGCTCAAGATTAGTACGGGATCGGGTAACTTGCAGTTCGACCTAACCGGGTTTGGCTCACAGCCGTATACCTATCAGGAGGGCAACAATATCGTATTCGCTGATTCTGGTACACCCGAAAACACTTCTGGGACAGCCATCATTATCAGGACGGTTGTCACAGTATCAACAACAGGAACGGTTGGGCTTGAGTGGGCGCAGAATGTCAGCGACCCAAGCAACAGCACGATACAAGCAGGGTCGTTCTTGATGGCGCGGCGGTTGATTGGCTAATGGCTACAACAGTATTTCCACAAACTGATGACGTAGTAACAAGGACCGCTTGGCAGTCCTTGCATAGCACTATTTCGCATGGTGATTTTCAGGACGTTGTGTCTGACTCCGGAGTCACGAAAACGACTGACCGCTTGCTGTTTCATCGAGATACAAGCGGTTCCGTGGCATCAAGCCTTCTTGCACGAGAACAGACAACCATAACTTTGCAGGCAGGGCATACCTACTATGTCAATGGATGCTTGTCGATAAACAAAATATCTGCGGACACAACTGATGACGCATGTAATACTGGGATCAGGATTGGCGCGGGCTTAACTGTATATTATGCCGCTTGCAAAAGTAACGCAATAGGACCGGGAGCAACCGCATTCCTGCGAATTGATGAGTCCACAGGTTTTGCAGATGAGACAATTAACGGCTCTCTGAAGGGAACTGACAATGTGACGTTTGCAGAAGCACCTGCTTTTTGGATAGATATGATTGTGGTAGCCGATCAGACAGCCGATTTGTCTTTTATGTACGTTAAGAAAGATGACAACCACGGAACCTCGTACATGTTAGACGAACTTAGTTATCTTAAAGCAACAGTCATCAAAGGATAGACAATGGCAACAGTACACGACTTAACAGAAAACACCGCGCCGGACGGGACCGATCGGCTCTATGTGACCGATGGCGTGAACGATGAAGGCGTCCAGATTGCCAACCTATTAAAAGGTAGCGGTGCGGAAGTGCCGGGGTCAAAGATCACAGGAACCGTATCGGCAAGCGCAACCGTTCTTGGCTCATCGCTTTCTGGCGATATTAATATGGCTGACTCCACGCTGTCCCGTCCGCTTGTCAAGGACTACGCGATGGAGGTGTACGCTCACGGCAGCATAACCACAGCCACGACCATTGATCTCGAAAACGGCAACGTTCACACGGCAACGATTGGCGGCAACCTCACGCTGACTGTCTCCAATCCTATCGCATCAGGTGACGCTACCAGTTTCGTTCTTGAGTTGACCAACGGCGGCGCGTATACGCTAACCTTTCCTGCTGCCGTAGATTGGGAAGGCGGGACCGCGCCAACGCTTACAGCCGCAGGCGTGGACATCCTCGTGTTTTACACGCGAGACGGTGGCACTACGTGGCACGGCATTGTCTCATCCTTAGACAGCAAGTAAGATGTTTACACCGGGAATGTTGGCGCTTCGGCGCGCATCAGCGGCAGCAGCAGGCGGCACAGTTTACAAGGCAGATGGAAACGCGCCTGAGGTTCCGACACACGCTTTCTTGTCTCCCTCTGTTAATACAACGGGTATATATATTTGGGATATTAGCGATCCTGCCGCCCCGACAAGTACAGCAACCTATAATCTAAATCAATACGGTCCTGTGAATGGCATGAAAACAGGCATCAAAGATGGCTATGCCTACATTCCGTCATATAATGGTGATGAAATAACTGTTGTGGATGTGTCTGACCCAAACACGCTTGGCGCGTCACAGATCATACAACAATTTGCACCCGGTGTTGGAAGCCTCGACGCACCAAATAATTGCATACCACATCCCACAAAAGACATTCTATGGGTTACACAATACGCGAGCAGCAAGGTTCATACGATCGACATCAGCGATCCTGCAAACTTGTCTATTATAAGCACCGTGACGAATACGAATGGCAACGGGTGGGGCGCACAGACTTCACCAGACGGTGAGTATTTTTACGTTGCTTGTACAGGTGGTGTTATTTCCAGATGGGAATTGGATGCGTCAGGTAATGCAACAAACGAAACCACCTTCAGCGGCTTGTACAGCCAAACCATAACCTATACCTTAAACTATCAAACCAGCCCTATTGACTCGGAAAATTATATCGGTGTTGGCGGCTCCAGTAACGCTGTGCAGGTAGCATCTCTTGGCTCAGATGATACCATTGACTCGGTAGGCACTCCAGTTGCAAGTACCACTTTATATGATAGAGTAACAAGCGTGTGCGGTGCTACATACTTGTCTAATTACTCAAGTTCATACGATAGTGCATGGTTTTATGTAGGGTCAGACGATGATATGTTAGGTGTTTTTGCCGAGGCTTCTGGCACAATTACAAACCTTGTCAATATTACCGATTTGGATATTGATGGGTCAAGAAATATTGACGCTTACGAGGACTACATTTATGTGACAAGCCAAAATCAGGATAGGTTAAGCATTTATCAATGGGACGGACTAAACAGCCTGACCCAAATATCAAGCACACGAGATACAGTAAATCTTGACGGAATAACAGGAATAACCCTCTACAAGCCATGAGCATCTTTGTAATTGAAAACGAGGACGGTACGCTGTCACATCCGGTGGCGCGTATTAACGTTCTGCGGCGATTCCCACACGTATCGTTCCCAAAGGTGATGACTGGCTATGTCAACTCTGACATGGGAATATATCCACTTGTAAAGACGGACCCGCCAGAGAGCCAGTATTCGCACGTGAACGTACAGGTTGACCCGGTGAAGCAGGGCGATCACTACGTGCAACAATGGGGCGCAGCAGTACCGAGACCGCAAGAGGAGATTGATGCGTATTACAACCGCAAGATCAGCAGGGTCAAGTCTTACGCCGCGGAGTTGATTCTGTCAAGGTATCCCGATTGGAAGCAGCGCAATATGACGATGCGCGTCCTGACCTTGCAGAACGTCAGCCCATTGACCGATGACGAGCAGGCAGAACTGGCAAGCATCTCGGCTGCGTGGGATTGGATCGAAGCGATACGGACTGCATCCGATCAGGTAGAAGCGGACCTTTTGGCGATGGATATCGCGGCGGCGATGGAGTACGACATAAGCACCTCCGCCCATTGGACTCAATAACCCACCGACACCATGTGGAACGTTTCCCGGCTTGGACCTGATGCACACCAGATAGAGTTCGACGATGAGTTCCAAAACAACGATTGGGAGCAATGGGTGCTGCTGACGGGAGACCGTCATTGGGACAATCAACACTCCGACTGGTCGCTACAAAAGAAGCATCTTGAGTTAGCGAAGGAGCGCAACGCTCCGGTGATCGATGTCGGTGACTTCTTCTGTCTGATGCAGGGCAAGTATGACAGGCGCAAATCCTCGGATGCGCTGCGACCGATCCACCGTGGAGAGGAATACTTCGATGACGTACCGAACACGGCGGTTGATTTTTTCAAACCGTACGCCCACCAGTTCGCCGTCCTCGGATATGGCAACCATGAAACCGCGATCATAAAACATCACCAGACGGACATCCTCGCTCGCTTTGCCTATCGGCTCAACAAGGAGACGGGGAGCAACGTTCAGGTTGGCGG